GCCCGAGAAGTCGGCAGGGCGGAACCAGAAACAGACGGTGAACGCCGTTGCGCCCGACAGGAACGTCGTTGTCGTCGTCCCGTATTGAGTCGAGCCGTCGAACGTCAAGGCCATCAGATAAGCTCTCGGAGCGCCACCGGCGCGAGGTTGCGCGCGTTCGGCCCGGTGAGGGTGAGGCCCGCCTCGGCGGCACGACGGCAGACGTACACCTGCGAGGTGTCGCCATCGTTCAGGTAGAACGCGAACGCACCGTGCCTCCCTTCGCGGCGCAGGAACGTCAGGATCTCCGAGTCGTTGTCGCCAGCAAAGACCGACTGCGCGATCGAGATATTCGCCCGCACGCGACCTATCCCGACCGTATCGTCGCCGCCACCGGAAAGCTCCTGCGAAAGCACGGCTTCGGTCGGCGTGAGTCCGATGGGGTCAGCGAGCGGCGTGCTGAGTTCGGAGAGCGTGGTCAGGACCAGCATGTAGCCGACCGCGAAAACATCGGTGGAGTCGGTCTCTGTCGCGGTGTTACTGAGGACGCGGACGTAGCGCGTCCCGCTGGTCCAACCGCTCGGCTGGTAAATGCAGTTGTAGCGCCCCGTCAGCGCGTCCTGCAACACCGTAAGCGCGCCGCTGTCACGAGTCGGCGATCCCCACGAGTCTGCCGTGTGGCCCTGAATCTTGATCGACGCGACGTTGACGTTGCCGACAATCACCGCCGCCACGTTGACCGCCGCGCCGAAGTCGAGGCCGAAGTAAGTAGTCCCGCTGGTGTTGCCCGTCGCCCTCGCCTGGCGATACGGCGCCCACCATTCGGTCAGATTCGCTTGCGGAAACGCCGATTGCGCCGTGCTGCCGATGGTGCGGATCGGTGCGGCGAAGTGCCCGCCGCGTTCGCTGGCGATCTTAAATCCCATCGGTTACCCCTGCATCGCCTGTTGTGCCGCTTGCGAGCCCTGCGGTGTGGCAAGGCCAGCGGTCACCAGACCGGCGGCAGCGTTCGCGCTGACGATGATCTGGTCAACCGTCATTGTCGACACGGCCATATCACCAACGCTGATTGACGAAGCGGCGATTTCGAGCGCCCCAGCGGCATAGTCGAGAGCAGCGAGAGCCTGTTGCTGTAGCGCCCGCGCCTGCGCCGAGCCGGAAGCGTAGTTCCCCGACAGAGCGAACAGAGCTTCAGCGTTGCCGCCATAGCGCCCGATCGCGGCATCAAACCGCTCCTGCTCGGACTGTGACACAAACGAATCAGACAAGATGGCGTCGAGGATGGACCGATCCGCGCCGAGCTTGCTTTCGAGCGCCGCCCGCTGCTGCGTCGGCGTCATCGCCGACATCGTCAGCCGGTCGCGCAAGGCGAGCACGTCCGACCGCTGGCCCATGTACCCGGCCGCGCTGCGGCTTCCGGCTTCAATCTCTTCTTGCAGCTCTGCAAACAGCGGGATGAAGCGCGCCACTGCTGCGTTGATTTGGTCGAACGCGCCCGGAACCTGCGCCAAGGCGGCGGCGATGGCGCCTTGATCGCCAGAGAGCACCGCCGAGGTCAAAGATGAGTTCAGCGCGGCGAAAGCCCCCGTGCCGGTGATCTGGTTCAAAGCCGATTCGCCAAGTGCGCCGACGGCGGACGACAGCACCGACCGGCGGAACGTCGCCGCGTTGCCCTGCGCCCCGGTGAGGATGCCCGACACCGCCGCCGTACCGGCGCCACGGATGCCGGACTGTAGGCCGCTTGCGATCTGTACCGCCTTGTCCAAGGCGTCGGTGAAGTTCTCGATGTTGACCACCCCGTTGCCGAGGTACTGGTCAAGGTTCTGAAAGGCGATGGCGACCGCATCGACGCCGACCGGGAGGTCGTCGACCAGAAGGTTGATCGTGCCCTCAAGTCGATCTCGATACTGGTCGATCGTGAAAGTAGCGTCCTTGCCGTCGATGGCGTTACGCAAGAACGAGAAGTTGAGTTCTTTCAACTGCTCATCGAGCGTGCCCAACGCCTGCGCCGCCGCGCGTATCTCGCGCAAAAACTGCTCTTCGCCAATGCCGAGAATGTCGGCGCGAATGCCCAGGTTGCGCCCGACCTTTTCGTCGACCTGCGAGCCTTCGAGCCCGAGTAGCACCCCAAGTGCCTGGATCTCGCTCGACATACCGGCCATGTAGGCCGGTGCGCCTGCTGTGCGGATCTCTCCAGACGCCAGCATCCCGGCGAGCAGCTCATCCTGTGTGCGGTATCCGCCCTTCAATGGGTTGCCCACGTCAGAGTAGCGCGCACGGATCGCGGAGGGAGACATACCGGCGAAACGGAACTCGCGCGGCGGTTCCTTGGAAAGCGCAAGCGTCGGAAAGATCCCGCCCGCCTTGAACGCCTCGTCGAGCGCCATGCGGGTGGCCTGGTCGCGGTTCGGCGACGACTCGAAAAGACCGCCGCTCAAGAATCCCCCCAGGACTCCGACAAGCCCGCCGATCGCCATGCCAAGCGGCCCGAAGCCAGCACCAGCCGCGATTGCAGCGCCCGCCGCCGAACCGATCGTGGTGCCGATTGTCTCTTCCTGCGACGCGCCGAGCATCGAAGCGAGTCCGCCGCCGAGCATGCCAGCCGAGAGCCCAGCGCCAGCGGCAGCGCTGAAGTTGAAGCCGCCGCTAGCTGCCGCCGGCAGCGCCGCGCCGCCGGGAACGAACACCGGCTGTCCCGTCGCCGCGTCTGTCATGAACGCGCCCTGCGAGGCGTCTACGCTCATTCCGCCGCCAAATGATCCGCCCGCGATGGTCATGCCGCCGGTAGAGCCCGTGGCCCGCGCCTGCCCGGCAAACAGCCGCCCAAGGTTGATGTCCGGGAACGTCACCGACTGCTCAAGCACCGACGCGAACGACCGCGACAGCGTGGCTTGCGTCGTCGCTTGGAACACGCGGCCCAAGTCGAACTTGCCCGAGGCAATCAGGTTGTCGACCGCGCTCACTAGGGCGTCGGGGATGATCTCGCCGAGCCGGATCACCGCGCCCTCGGCGCGCTCCATCTCGGCAACGATCGCATCGCCGATAGTGACCGCCGCTGCCGTGCCGGTGTCCGTCGCTGTCGTGAAATACTCGCCCAGAACGTTGCCCTGCTCGATACGCCCAAGGGCGAACATGAGGTCTTGCTCGATCGAGCGGGCGAGGGCGTCGACTTCGACCCTTGCGGCCGCGGCGTCAACCGCGACCGTGCCGACCCCGCCGCCGGAACCACCGGCCACGCGCCCCGCGCTCGGGAATCGTGCCACGCCACCGGAGACGCCAGCGAACGGCACCGCCGCCGAGCCGGGGAACATCGGCGACATTCCCGCCGCAGTATCGGCTCGACCGGAACCAACGCCAAGCGAGCCGGGATCGAGTCCGCGCCCGTAGATGCGCCGCTGCGCCTGCGCCGCCGTGCTGGAATAGGTGGGATTATAGTAGGCGCCAACGCCAAGATCGACCGCCGCATCCACGAGCGGTTCGAGCATGTAGGTCCAGCCCGCCTTGGCGACGCTCGACAGACCCGAGATTGCATCCTTCGTTGTCGTCGCGGCGGTCGCAACGTCGCGGAGCCACCCGGCGAGGTCGTGAGCTACCACCTCGCGGTTGGCGATCGTCCAGGCTTGCAACTCCGAAACAAGATCGACCGCCACCGGGAGCAAGGAAACGGCCATCTCGCGCGCCGTTCCGGTGACCGCCATCATGAGGCGGTCGAGGTCGTCGTTGAGCTTGTCCGCTAACGCCGCGTCGAGGTCGGAGAAAACCAGCCCCAACCGCTCGGCCTCGGCCACCTGGTCACGCAGCGCCGCCGAGCCACCGGCGAGCACTTCGACCATTTGCACGCCACCCTTGGCGAAGAGTTCGCGCGCCGCCGCCGTGCGAGCGACGGAATCGGTCATCCCAGCGAACGCATCCGCGACCTGATAGAGTACCTCGGTCGCGGACTGCCCCGAGCGAACGTCGATCCCGAGGTCATCGAACAGCTTGCGGCTCGATCCACCCTGGCGGGCGTCCTGGATCTTGCTCGACAGGGTGCCCACCGCCCGCCCAAGCTGGCCCAGCTCGACGTTCGCAAGCTGCGCAGCCACGGACAGGCCCGACAGCTCGCGGGCTTGCAGGCCCAGGTTGCGCGCCAGTAAGCCGATGTCGTCGATCTGGTCGATCTGTTGCTTGACCGCGTAAGCGCTCGCCGTGGCAGCCGTGCCGACAGCCGCGACCGTGGCGAGCGCGGCAGTCTTCAGCGATGCGAAAGCCCGTTCGGCGCGCGAAGCAGACTTCTCCGCTTCGCCGCCAATGTCGCCGAGCTTCTTCCCCGCGCTGTCGAGTACCGACAGCGTGCCATCGTCGGAGACGCGGAAGGTGAGTTTCGTCTCAGCCATCACCCCCCCGTCTTGGTCGCGTTGACGATGAGCACGCCGTCGAGGATGTCAGCCGGCTCGTGGTCATCGACCAAAGGCCCGCCCGCCTCCATGTAGGCGCGCAAGGCCCCATGGTCGACCTTCCAAACGATCCCGCCCGCTTCGTTCTTACCGACCCCTTCGCGGCAGCGCCGCCACAGCGCGTAGGCGTCATGCGCGAACTGGTCGAATTTCGCCCACATGCAGCCGTCGCCGCAAAGCTCGGCATGATCCTTCCGCTTGCGGCAGTCGCTACAGCCTGTGAGGCGCTGGTCATAAGGCGGGTACTTCGGGTGTTCGTTTATTCGGGCGAGCTGTCGGGTGTCTTCGAGCTTTTTTTTTCGCGCTCGGCGTGGAGCGTGCGCCACTGCGCCTGGACTTCCTCGAAGCGAGCCGCGAAGCCGTCGCGCGGCCCGTAGGTGTAGAGGTACATCGGCAGCGTGTAGCGCAGCGTCTTGCTCGCCTTACGGCTCGGGTTCTTCTCGGTCGGGTCGTCGACGCTAACCGTCTCGCCGTAGACGATGCGGTCGTGATCCCACGCGACGAGGTCGCCTTCGCCGACCTCCACGTCGAGTTCAACGTGAGGCGGGATCTCGGCGAGGGCCAAGAGCGCATCGACGGTGAGGCCGGAAACGGACGGAACTCCGCGCCGCATCCGCTCTTGCAGGTTCAGCATGGTGTCGAACTCCGGCACCACCTTGCCTGCCTCCGCGTCCCATCGCTGGCCGAACGCCTGCGTGTTGATTTCGCTCGCGTCCTTGCGGGTCAAGAACGCGAACGTGGCGGTTACGCCGTGCCCGAGGTCGACCTCAAGCGTCTCCCTCGGCTTGCCCTTCAGCTTCATCGTGCGCCTCACTTTCGGTGGTGCGCCCCGTGATTACCGGCTGAGCGAGTGTCACATCGCTCGGCTCGACGAATTGGAGCGGTCCACCGTCGAGCGGCCGAAGCCTTAGAATCCTTGTGCCGTCGTCGCGCAGGCCGTCCCGCTTGACGAGGTACTGGCAGCCATCGCCGCCATTGATCGTGACGATTTCTCCAAGCATGGCTTGCCTCCGATCAGGTAGCGATGGCGAGCGACTCTTCGCCGATCTTGATCGAGAACTCGCTTTCCTTCGTCGTGTGCCGGATCAGATACTCAAGCGTGATCGTGTCGTAGCCGTTAACCACGCCCTTGCGGTAGTTCAGCAACTGCGCCGTCGGGAAGCCCCACAGGACAGCGTTTGGCGTCGTCCCGTACTTGAACTCGACGCCGTGGTCGGTGCGGCCCGCGATGTCCGGCGGGATGTCGAAGATGTCGAGATTTGCGGAAGCCGTATCGGCTGCGATCGTCACGCTCAGCGTCGGGCGCGACGACTCGATGAAAAACGAGTTGATGCCGTATGTAGCGGTTGCCGAGATTTCGCGCTGAATGACCGCGCCACGATTGAACTCGAAGCCAGCAAGCACTAGTCCGCCCGCTGAGTTGTAAGTCGAGCCGTCGGACGGCTTGATGCCGCCAGTGACACTATTGAACACCTCCGTGCGGTCAGTCAGAGCGAAGCTGCTGGACAGATTCCCCGACGACGGCGCCCGATAGTGCGCCATGCCGGTAAACTCCCACGCAACGCGGCCCTGTGCCTGAGCCGAGAACGTGATGTTCCCAACGCACCCCCCGGCTTCCTGGATCTGCCCGTCGTTTTCGAGGTCCAGCCAGACGGATTCGAGCGATCCCGACGAGATGACGGCCGGGGTGTATGCGATCGGTCCCGTGCTTGGCGTTGCCGTCGAAGCCATGCCGCAAGCGCGGAAGATCGCGTCTTGCCCGGCAAAAGACGCTGGCGTCCTGCTGCCTAGCGTACCCGAGCCTTGCAGGAATCCACGCAGGCGTACCGGTAGATCCGCGAAGGACAGCACGTCCTTGTGTTGCTGCGTCAAGGTGCGCGCCACCGTGGCAGGCGTTGCGAGCCAATTGAAGTTGGGCACGACGTTGGGCGCCTCGGCGATCAATACGCCGTCGGTCGAAAGCGTCGTTCCAGGGTCGGTGTTGTACGTCCCCTCCACCTTGGCGGCGCACCGCGAAATCCTGCTGAGTGCTCGGGTTGCCATGCTCACACCTCCTGCATATATGGGTCAGTCAACGGGCAAGTGTACCGGACGCGCCAGGTCACAACCGTCGCCGCCAGATCTGAGCCGTCTTTGGTTGCCACCTCGCCGATGGCCGAACTCGTCGGCGTCACGTCGAGCGCGAGCCCGTCGAGTCGAAAGTTTTGCATCACTGCCGCAAGCTGTTCAGCGAGGATCGCGGCGCCGAGTACGCGCGGCGTCTTGCCGCGCTGCTCGGAGAACTCAAACACCGTCGTCGATTCAAGCGAGAGAGTCACCTCGTTGAAATTCGGAGCGCCATCGAACGAGTATTCCTCGTCACTGTCGTAGATGAAGGCGAATGGGTACTTCTTGCCTTCGTACTCAAACGGAACATCGTGGGCCGCGCCCTTGATCGAGCGACAACCGGCGATCACCGACACGAAGGCGTCAATCACGGCGAGGCGCTTCGGCTTCATCGTCCGAGACTCCCCATGAGCTTCTGCCAGTTCTCGTCAACCCCTTCGCGCAGCCCCGGCATGACAACCTCTTGGCCGACCGGCACGAGGGCGGGACGGCCCTTGACGCGCACGGAGCGCACGAGGGCGAACAGCGGCACGACCTGGTCGGCGCGGTTCTGGTAGATGACCAGACGGCCCTTGTCGTTGCGCCGCACGAACGTCTCCGAGAAGTCGCGCGGCAGGCCGCGAGCTACGCCACGGACGGCGGTCTTCACGGCCGGCAACGGGATGGCAAGGAACTTCGAACGGCGGGGGCGGATCACCGTCTCACCGTCCTTCTCGTGGATGCGGGCGTACTCCAAGACCTTCGCGTCGGCGCCAGGTCGGATGATGCCAAGGTCGAGTTCGACCGTGTCGCCCTTGGCGCGCGTGCGGTGGTCGTACTGGTCGCGCAATGCGCCCGTGCGAACGGCCGTTGCTGTCGCGGTCGTCTCGCGTGCGCCCCTGTACCGCCGCTTGATGACGCCGACGGCGCGCATGCCGACGCGCTCGGCCGTGCGCTCGTTATCGCGGCGCAGCGTCTCGCGCGCCCCCAGGAGGATCGCAGCGGCCTTCTTGACGTCAGCGGTGTCGACCTTGAACTTCATGCGGCGTCGGGGTTGTCGAACATGCCGTGGCGGAACGACGGCTGAACTCGGTCGGTGTTGGCCTCGTTGTCTTCCTTGTCGGCGATCGAGATGCCGCCCGCGTAGACCATCCCCGCCGAGGTCGCGGCGCGCAGTCGCAGCTTGGCGGCCTTGGTTTCGTAGGCCCGCGCACGGTCGGAAAGGTTGATCGAGGTGGACGTGCCGCCGCCGACCGAAATGGAGCGTGACGCCTCGCGCGCCCACCGTGCGGCGAGGTGCTCACAAACGGCAGCGGCGGCGCTGTAGGAGTTGCCTTCCTCGGCGAGCCAGAAGGCGATTTCTTCGTCCGTGACCTGCGGGTCAGTGTCGTCGATGTCGCCGCATAGGACGCGCACAGCGTCCTTCGACGACGCGGTCGGGTCGCCGGTATAGGTCCAGTGCCCCGGCCGGTCGATCGCCATCAGTGACCTCGCGGGATGGCGTAGAGGGCAATGCTGGTGCTGCCAGCGTAGGTGCCGACCGTGGTCAGCTTCACGCGGTAGCTGCCAGCCCCGAGGATGCCGTCTTTCGTAGTGTTGGCCGTGAGCGCGGTCGTCGCGTCATAGACCGTAGTGACGGCCGTGCGGGCGCTCAGGTTGGCGACCTTGACACCGCTAGCCGTCGTGAAGCCGAAGCACGCGACGTCAACCCATTGCCCGGACGGTAGCTGCGTTTGCACCCATGCGGTCGCCGAAGTGCCGCCCGAGCCATAGGTAAACGCGGCTTCGAGCAGGAGCGACGACACGCCCGGCCCGAGGTCGACGGCGGTGTACGTCTCGCCCGTGAGGGCGGTCGTGATCGTCGTCGAGACGAGCAGGGAGCGCGCCCCGTAGGCGCTATCGGCGGCGTTGCGTCCCATGGCGACTTAGTCCGCGCAAGTGCGCACGCAGGTTGCAGTCGTGGTACTGGTGACGATGCACTCAACGACGTCGCCCACGTCCTCGCATGTCGTGCCGAGCGTGTTCAGAGTCGTGACCGTCGTCACACCGGACGCACCGGCGGTGACGGTCAGCGCGTTCGTGCCGCCAGCGGTGACAATGAACGTTTTGCGGCTGCCGACGTCGGACGCGGATAGCGCCGCATCGTCGCCAAAGTCGACGTCAACCGCGTTTGCCGTGGTCGACACCGGGAACACCGATGCAGCCTGGATCTGCGCCGCCGTCAAGTTGACGTCTGCCGCCGTGAGGGATGCGTTGTTGGTAAATCGCTGGTGAGCGACCGTTGCCGTCGTCGCCGTCGCCGTCGTCGCGGTGATGGTCGTCCCGGTCAACGTGTCGAAGTAGCGCGAGCCTGTCAGCTTTCGCTGTTGTGCCGTCGCCACATCGGCGCAGCCGACGAGCAGGAGGAGGGCGAGCAGTAGGTGTCTCATCACTTCTTGCCTTTCTTGGGCTGCCACGGCTTCGGGGCAGACGACGGCGCGAATGTTTGATCTGGCGTAGGCGGCGGCGTCGGCTCGGGTGCTGGCTCGACGACGGCCATGGATTCCGGCTGCGGCGCCGGTGCGGGCTCGCCGGCGACGCGAACGAGCACGCGAGTCCGAACGAGGGCGAGCAAGAGCTGGGGGGAGATGGCCGACGAGTCGACCACCTCCCCAACAGCGGCGCGCACGCCGCGTGAGCGGCGGACGACGCGATACTTGCCCGGTAGAGGCACGGACATTAGGCCACCGTGCCGGAGAAGAAGTAGCCGAGGACGCTCGAAGTGACCTCGTTGTCCCAGGCCATTTCGATCTCCTGGCGGACCGTGCCAGCACCCTTGAGCGGGTTGTCGATCGAATAGACGGTGATGTCCGAGCCCGAACCGGCCGCGTCCCACATGAACGTGTAACCGGCGGAAGGCTCGACGAGCGACGGGCTCGACGGGACATAGCAAAGGAGCGCGTTCTTCCCGAGCGTCGAAGCCGTGGCGACGGTCTCGCCTTCGACGTTAGTGGCCTTCGCAGACGACGCCACCAGCAACCGCTCGACTTCAAACACGGTCGCCATCGACTGACGGCTCACGACAGCCGGATTCGCCGAGGTGCTGCCGCCGGTGACGCGGTCGATGATGAGCGGATGCCGACGCAGCGCCATGTAGGTGCGCATGTCGACGACGAGGGTGTTCGGCGTGAAGCCGGTCGCCTCGTTGATGGCGATCTTGCCACGGTCGATGTCGTAGACCGGATCGGACGTGGCGCCCTGGTCCCACTGAATGAACTGAGTAGAAGAGGTCGTCGACGTGGTGCCGGTGAGGTCCGTTCCCCACACGCCGGTGGTGAAGTAGTCGCTGGCGAACTGGCGCTCCATCCGCTGCAACGCCATTTGCACAAGCCACTGAGTCGTGGCGTCGTCGAGCGACAGGCCGGGAAGGTTCCAGTTGGCGCGGTCGCGTGCGGTCACGTCTTTATGCAGCGCGAACACCTCGCAGCTATAGCTGTCGGTCGACAGCGAGAATCCGCCGCCGGCAGACTCTTGGGCGTTCGGTCTCACCTGCATCTCGTCGCGCATGAAGTCATCACGCGAAAAGACGTAGTACTTGGCCGACTGCTTCGTGACCGGCACGACCGGGAACACCTGCGGTGCGACGAAGTTGGCGGCGTTCTGGAAGTAGGCGGTGGCGACGTCGCCCTGGATGTTGTCGATGTATTGGGCGCGATCAGGCTGAGCCATGGTCTTGTGCCTCCTTTACGCGGCCCGTGCCGGGCTGGCGCAGTTGACGACGGCGGTGCAAAGGCCACCCGCTGCCGCGTTGTCGGCGATGACCACGCCGACCACATATTCCGTGGTGTCGGTGCCGGGCGTCTTGGCGTCGGCCTGACCGTCAGCGCTGGTGCCGATCAGGTTGCCGTAGCCGAGGTTCGCGTCACCCTGGACCTTAGTGACGCCGATGACGCAGACTTCGGCGCAGGCTCCCGAAGCCGGGCGATTCTGCAACACGCCGAAAGGCACGTCAGTGGCGCCGGTGCAGAGCACCACCGTCTTGGCTGCCGACAGCTTGACGAACTTGAACTGAGCCGTGGACGCGCTCAGATCCTCGCCAGCGACGATGCCAGCGGGGACGACTTGTTCTCCCTGGTATGCCATCCGTGACCTCCTTACTTGCGCTCGGCGCGCTCACGGGCGGCCAGCTCGGGATTTGACTTGCGGATCTCGTTACGGGCGACGGCCGCGCTGACGCCGTTCTTGCTGGCGTACTCGACCGCGAGAGCCGCGATTTGCTCGGCCGCGCTGCCCGTCGACTGGTCGGTCTTGCCGATCTCGGCGAACAGCTTTCCGGCGGCGACAGCCTCGCTCGCGGCCTTCAGCACTCGCACCAGCTCGGCGCGGTCGGCGTCGGTGAGGGCGTTCGCCTCGGCGCGCTTCAGGATCACGCCTAGCGTGGGCGCGTCGATCGGCAGACCAGCGGCGAGAGGCTTGGCCTTCTCGATCCACTCGGCGGTCAGGCGCGCGTCGCGCTCGGCCTTGGCGGTTTCCTCGGCTTCGGCGACTCGCTTGTTCACCGCTTCCAACGCGAGGTTGGCCTCGGCGAGTTGCTTCTCGGCGACTTCGAGGCGCTTTTGCGTCTCGTGGGTTGCGGCGATTTCGGCAGCGCTCTTGGCGGCAGCGTCTTCGCCGGGCTGTGCCTCGGGCTTGGTGCCCTGGGCGTCGGCTTGCTTGGACATAGAACCTCCATCGCTGCTGCCGTCGTCGGCCGACTCGTCGTCGACTTCGGACAGGAGCGCACTTAGTTGAGTGACAATTTCGCGGAGCTTGGTGAGTCGCGGCCCGGCCATCTTGCGACCGGCCTTGGCGAGTTCTTCGATTGCGGCGATCTTCTCGGCGCGGATGCGCTCAAGCTCGCGGGCGGCCCATTCTGCGCCAGGGTCTCCGCCCCACAGATCCCAGGCGATACGGCCGGGCGAGGGAAAGCCTGGTTCGCCCTCGCGGAAGCCCTCGGCGCCCTTCGATGCGGACTCGTGCCGCGAGAAGAAGTTGACCATGCGCCCGATGGTTTCCGGGCTCAGGTCGCGGCGGTTAGAGATGTCACGGGCACGAGCAACGCCAACTTCGGTGCCGCCGCGCCCGTACTCCTGGCGCCACTTCAAGGCACGCTCGGCAACCTGCGCCATCTCGGCGGTAGGCACGGCCTTAGTGACTTCTTCGTCGCGCCGCTTTGCCAGCAAGATTTCCGACCCCTCGCACGCCCCGGCATCGACGAAGCCGACGCTCTTGAGCTGGCGGATGAAAAGCCGCGTCTTAGACATCGGCGATTTCCTCGCGCTCGACGGCCGCGACGATCGAGAACATTCGCCGCTTGCCCGTGGTGATGTCGTCCCACAGTTGATCTCCGCGCGGGGTGCGCGGAACCTCGACGACGATGAAATAACCTGTCTGAAGGGTGCCGTCGGGGATGCCGAGGGCCTTGGTCACGTCGGGCGTGAACGCGAGCCCGCCGACGATCTTCGCCACGTCGAACTCGACGTGCATGTCGTCCGCCGTGGCAGCCTTCGGGATGAAGTCGTAAAAGGCGTTTTCCCAGGCCTTGAGGGCCTCGGGGGTGTCAATGACGTCGCCCTGTGAGTCGTGTGGCAGGGAGCCGTCAGCCTTGCGGGCGACGTGCGCCCAGCCGTAGACACGGCGGCTGTCGGCATCGACCTTGCAGATTTCGGCGGTGACGCGCTCGTCTTGCACTCGGACTCCTGGCCCGAGCGCACGACGGCCCAGGCGGTTAACCTGGCGCCGTCCCCCGAAAGGGATTGACGCTTGCTATCGCGCGCCATATCGCAGAACGATACGGCGAGCAATTTAGCAATTATGAAGAGAGGCGATTTACGGACGTTCGCGTGTCGACCGCCGGGCGCGGCGGCTCGTGGATCACGCGAAGGTGGATCGAGCCACCGGAGATGTCAGCTTGCAGTCGCACGACCGTCGCGCCCTCGATGGCGCGAGAGTGCTTGTCGATCAGGGATTTCAACGCTTCCGTGCGTTCCGCCACAGTCCACCTCCCAGAAGTCGTCGGGATCGGGCGATTGCTTGCCGCAGTAGCAACACCGCCAGAGCGCGCCGGTGCGCGCTATCGAATGGTCGCCCAGGTCGAGCACTGTTAGTGGACCGTCGGCCCACGCCGCATGTCGTCAAGCGTCGCGTCAGCAATGCGCCGCTCCAGCGCAACGCGGGCGACGGCCAACGACTCGAAGGTCGGCAGAAACGACCGCACCTCGTCGGGCGTACCGTCCGCCTCGATCTCGACCTTGCCGTAACGAAGTCGTAGTTTCATCTCAGAAGCTGGCCTCCAGCGCACAAACGCAATGGGGGTGAGGGTCCGGCGGCGCGTCGAACTCTTCGCCCGTCTCGGGGTCGACGAACGGCTCGTCCATCCCGACCGTTTGATTGTCGAGCCGAGGGCACGGGTCATTCGGGTCGGGGTTGTCTTCGACCGCTATCCACGTCCGGCGCAGCTCGGCGCGAGTGAACACGCCCCGGTCGATTGCCTGCTCCCACGCCTCACGCTGGCCCGCCGTAGCGGCGATGCGCGGCTCCGTGCGGGCGATCATCATAGCGCGGTACTGCGTCAGCCTCCCGGCGTAGCTCGCGGCCTCGCGCGCCACCTCGGCAGCGGTGAAGCCCGCTTCGGTGAGCTGCGCCGCGCGGTTGACGACCGCGACCGCGTGCGTGTCGAGTAACCCGACGCACGGCCGGATGAGCTGCGCCGCACGCTGCGCCGAGAAGCCCGCTTCGCGCGCTGCAATCGTCGCCGCCTGGATCGCCTCGCGCGTCGAATCGGTGATGTTGGTCACGAGCGCCGCGCCCTGGCGCCGCAGGAACTCGACCGCGCGGGGGTTATCGATCTCAAGCACGGCGCCACCGGGGAGCATGCGCGCGGACACCTCGCCGGTCGCCGCGAATGCCTCGCGCAGCGGCTCGGCCATCGTCGCGCGGAAAGTTGTGTCGGCGAGGCGCTCGAAGTCGGTGGAGCGAAACAGGCCCGCCGCGCTTCCGTCCTCGATCGCCCCGAGTAGGTCAGCCGACGACAAGTCGGAGCGAATGGCATTCAGAAAACGCAGGAAGCCCCGGAGCATCGGCGGCTCCAGGCGCGTCACGATGCGCCGAAGCTGGCGCCACTCGCGCGCCGTCGGCTTGCGCTTGGCTTCCAGCATCATCCCTTCGGAACGATGGCGACGTCGCGTAGGCCCATGGCGCTCTCGTACAGCGCGCCGATGAGCGTCAGCGGCGAGTGATCGCCGGAGTAGTGCGCTTGCAGTGTGCCGCCGTCGGGGGTGACGATGGTCACAGCCAGCTGCGCCACCCGGCCAGCCTCGATCTCGGCGCGCACCCGGTCGAGCATCGCCAGCATTCGTTCCTTGTCACTCACCTGTCATCTCCTTCTCGGCGCGCTTCATCGCCCGTGCCAGTTCTCGCCGCTCGCCAAGCATGGCGTTCAGCGATGCCCAATCACGCCGCTTGCCTACCTCGTCGTTCCCCGTAGCCGTAGGCAACGACGCCGCGCGGCGCAAGGTGTCCTCAAGCTCGGGGTCGGGGAATAGGGCCATGCCTGCGCCCGACAGCGCACCGATGTAGGCTGCCAGCTCGGAAAGGTTTGGCGACTCGACGTCGCCGCGAACGAGCTTTGGCGGGTCGATCACCGACCAGCCGTTCATCCGCAGGAGGCGCGGGATAGCGTGGCGGTTGAACACGGCAAGGATCGCGTCGAGCCATCCGGCGATGGCGAGCGCGGTGACCGAAGTCTTCGAGTCGGCGAGGGCGAATGACCCCACCTTCTCATGCCCGAGCAGGATGAAGTCGCAGAGAAGAGTGAGCGCGCAGTCGCGGTGGTAGCGCGACAAAGCGGTGTCGATGTCGATGCCGCGCCCGCCTGACGTGGTGATGAGCGAGATGTCGTAGAGCTTGTTGCCGCTGGCGTCGCGGTTCGATGGGATAGCCACGAACGCCTGCTCGTCACTGCGAATGTTCTTGCCGATCTCGATGAGCTGGTCACGCATGGTGGCGTTGTTGCCCGTGGCCGTCGGCGACAGCACCTCGGCGGGGGCCTCGATCTTCGGAATGCCACCTAGCCCACGCTCGATGCCGATGCCCTCGAACATGCGGAGCCGTTTGGCGTAGAACCACGGCATGTAAGCCCCGCGCAGGATCGGAGAAGGCTCTGGGCTGCCTTTGTCGGAGTCGAGCCGGAAAAGAAGCATCTTCTCAATCGGTATCGTAGCGCGATGCGAGGGCATGGTGGTTACCTGCTCCATCGCTTGCACGCCGCCCTCGTCGTCGAAGATCCACTTGTCGCGGCTCTCCTGCGATCGAGGCGCGAGCTTGCGCCAGCCGATGCGACCGTCAGTGAAACGGCTGCTCTTGCCGGGGCTCGATTGCTCGCCCTTGCGCTGCTTGTAGACTATCTCGGCGGCGCTCCACCCGTACTGCATGCACGTCAGGATCTCTGACAGCGCATCGGCCCATGTGTGACTCATGTCATCAATGCACTCGCGCACGAAGGCGCCGTGCAGCTCGTCGGCGCCGTCCTTCACGGTGATCGGCACGGAGCGGATGAGCTGCTTGAGCACGCCAAGGCACGGCGCGATGGCCGGGTCGTTCGCCATCTCGCGGTAGACCGCAATAGCCTTCTTGCCCTTCAGCTCTGGCAAGTACTCCTCGCGGATGAGCCCGCCGGAGTGCTTGAGCCCGGTGACGCCGACCTCGGCGAGCTTGTCGGGAGCGGCCTTTGCCGCGATCGTGCGTTGTCGTCTCGCCATCCCCATCACCTCCAGTTGCTCGGCATCGTCGCCATCGGCAGCGCGCACACGACCTCGCGCGACGGTGCGAACGCCAGCATCCACGCCTCAGCGCGATCTGGCGAACGCACACCACGCTTGCGGGCGTCTTCCTTGGATTCAATCACGACCTGCCCACGGGCATTGTGGGCGTAGCGGATCGACGTAAGCTGACCCTGCGTCATATCGTCGATCTTGCCGGCGACGTCGCCAGACTCGAAGCGTTGCCGCAGGCCCCAGTAGAGTTCCGCCTTCAGGTTGGCGTAGCGCTCCTTGTCGAACGCCGCTTCGCCCACATTGACATCCGTGACGTCAAAGCCGACGTCGGCAAGGTGCCGCGCCATGTAATATCCGATTCCAATACTGTCGACCTTGACCCTGAGCGCGCCTTTCTGGCGCTTCACCTCGCCCAGGTAGGCCGCAAGCTTGCCGCGCGGGTCGGGCTCTGTCCACTGGTCGCCGCCGAGAAGGTTCTGCCCTTGGCGCACGCGGACGACGGTCTCGTCCTCGCCCGGTCCAGCGACGTCGACGCCAGCCTCGGGAATGTCTCGGCACTCCACCTGTTCGCGTTGGGTGCACGCCTCGATCCAAGCGAGGGACAAGAGTTGCCCGTCGCTCTCGGTCGGGAACTGCCCGAGAACGCGGGATTGCCAGAGCGGCGACGACTCGCCCCACTCAATGTGTTTCTCTCGCACCCAGCGGCGCGTGGTGAGGTACGGTCGCGGGTTGTCGTCGAGAGCTTCGTCGGGAAGCGCGCCGAGCGCCTCAAGGTCGAGACCGGCAAGGTTCGGGGTGTCGAACGCGGAAATCGTGACCGTGTTCCAGGTCGCCCGCTGCGCATGGAAGGCGTCGTAGAACGGCCCGCTTGCGATGACCGGGTTGCCGAGCGCCAAGATGCGCACGTCGCCACCGGCGCGAATGCCCTCGATGGCCTCCCAGATGTCAGGCCGCACGCCGGGCGCTTCGTCCATCACGATGAGGATTTGCCCGTGGTAGCCCTGGAAATTGACGCCCTCGTTGGTCGATAGGCCGATGGCGTAATTGTGTGGCCCGAGCTTCAGCTCGGTCTGGTTCACCTCCATCCCGCGCGTGAGCAACCGTAGCAGCGGCGCACCTTGCAGCGCGGAATGGATCTCGCCCCAGAGCACTTTTTTGACCTGCGTCCATGTCGGCGCGGTGGTGATGACGATGCCCTTCGGGTAGCGGACGAGCCACCACAGCACGGCACATGCGGCAGTAAAGCTCTTGCCCGACGAGTGACAAGCCTTCGCGGCCGTGCGGCGCGATGTTGCCACGGAGCGCAGGAGCTTTGCCTGCGTGCGCCAAACGTCGCGGTGCAAGATGCGCCGCGTGAAGCGCACCGGGTCGGGGATGATCGGAGCGCAGGCGCGTGCGAATGCCTCTTCGTCAAACTGCGTCGTCATCGTCGGGCTCGTCGCCTACGTCTGGCGACTCCATGAATGCACGGACCTGGTCGAGAAGATTGCCGTCGATGCGGAGCTTGTCGTTGTAGATCCCGAAGTGTCGACTGAGCGCATCGAGCGCGGCGGTCTTGCCGTGCATCTTGACGCGCACGCGAGCCTTGACGCCGTCGTCGACCATCTCGACTTCGGCGATCGCTGCCGCTGCTTCGGGCTTGATGTCGGTCGACGCCGTGACGGTTACCGATGCCGCGTCCCAACTGACGACGTCAGTGATCGTGGCAAAGGCAATCTTGGCATGTTCTTCGATCACCCGTTCAGCCGTGGCGATGTTGCGGCTCGCCAGAACCTTCTGACGCTTGCGGATGGCAGCGGCGATGCGGGGGTGCTTCAGGAAGCGAGAGACGCCTTGCGCGGCTGTCTTGGCGCTGTACCCGGCCTTGATATACGCGGCCTCGGCGGTGGGCTCCGTGAAGTAGGCGTCGATGAATCGCCGCTCCTTCTCGGTCAGTGCGCGCTGCCGCTCGGGACGGCGCGAGGGCATTACACCGCCTCTTTGAGCAGGCTCACCGGGCAGGAGAGAATTTTCAGCACGGTCGAGCCGTTTACCAGCTCGACGTCAAGAACACCGCCGGTGAAGTCGAGGGCGGTCGTTGTCGAGGCGGACAGGCTCAAGACGATGTTCGGCAGCTTCGACGAGAGTGTCGCGGTCGCGGTGAAAAGCACGGTCGCATCGCCGTAGTTCTCGCGGGCCTTTGCCGTACACGTCCACCCGCTCGCAAGCGGCCACGCTGCGTCGTCGCGGTCGCCGTTCACGAGGGCGATGGCGAGTTCCGCCGTCGAGCCCTGGGCGATCGACCAGCCGCCCTTGAATCCGGGCATCGCCGGCAGGGTGCGGCCGGGGAACGTGCGGACGAGCAAATGCTTGTCCGTCTGCTCCCACTCGAAGCAGTGACGGCTATTCACCGGATGGCTTCCCGTACCGTGCGCGCCGCACCGGCAGGCAGAAGCGCGCCACAGGCTTGTTTCCCGACGTGTCGACCGGGCGAATCATGATCGCGTACCAGTTGCCCTCCCGACACCCGGCAGTCGCGCACCCGTCGTTGGGGTCGAGGGCGATTTGCACCGTTCCGCCGCTGGCGGTCGGTGCGCCGTCGAAGATCGCGGCGGGCGTGGTGTCGGTGCCAGAGATCAGCTCGGCGCTGTAGGTGTCGACGCTCGACAAGCTACGCCCCTCGAAGATAACGCCGAAGGTATCTTCGGCGGTCGGGTCAATCGGGTCGAACGTGCGGCCGGTCGGGCACTCGACGGCTCCCGTGGCGCCGGGCGTCTGGGAGGGGCCTTCCCAGAGCCCGGCCCACGTCTGCGCCTGGGCGGGTAGGGTGAGGAGGGACCACGCGAGAGGCAGGACGAACAAGGGGCGCATGGCTTGCGCGTAGCCGATCCGGCGCAAGCGGGCAATTTAGCAATCAGTCGTGCTCGACCACCAGCACCCTCGGCGATCCGTGGCGCAGCACGCGAGGCAGCGGCGCGGTGAGGTACTGCGGGCGACGTTGCACCAGCTCGGTCGGCGCGTCGACGGACAAAACGCGCGGCTGACGGACGTAGAGCACGGAGTGCAGCGCGCTCGTCGGCGTAGGCGATGCCGTGGCCGTCGCGGTCGCCGTCGGGGTTGGCGTCGCGGTAGCGGTATGCGTTGCGGTCGGCGTAGGCGTCGCGGTCGGAGTGCTCGTGGCCGTAGGCGTCGGCGTAGCGGTCGGCGTCGAAGTCGGCGTGCCCGTGGGTGTCTCGGTTGGCGTGCTGGTCGGTGTTGCCGTTGGAGTCGCCGTGGCGGTCTCAGTGGGCGTCGCCGTCGGGGTCGCCGTGGGAGTCGAGGTAGGCGTTGCGGTCGGGGTGTCCGTCGGGGTGCTGGTTGGTGTCTCGGTAGGAGTGTCCGTAGGCGTTGCCGTCGGCGTACTCGTGGGAGTGCTCGTCGGTGTAGCCGTTGGCGTCTGAGTCGGCGTCTCAGTGGGCGTAGCCGTTGGGGTTTCGGTGGGGGTTGGGGTTTCCGTCGGCGTGTCGGTCGGGGTGCTCGTGGGCGTAGCCGTGGGCGTGTTGGTAGGGGTGTGCGTCGGCGTGTTCGTTGGGGTCGCGGTCGGGGTATCGGTTGGGGTTGCCGTGGGCGTGGAGGTCGGCGTCGCGGTCGGCGTGTCCGTTGGTGTAGCCGTCGGGGTATCCGTAGGCGTCGGCGTATGCGTCGCGGTGCGGGTCGGCGTATGCGTCGGCGTCCACGTTGGCGCCGGGGTGTCGACCGCGAACAGCGCGACCTGCGCCGCGATGCCGTCGTCTGCCGCGCCGGAGTAGGTCGCCGTGATGTCGTCGATCGGCGCGTCGTTGCTGAACGGCACCCCGACGGACTCCAGCATCGACTGCCCGTTGAAGTCGACCGGCGCGTTCGGGTCGTTCGCGTCGAGCACTTCGCGTTGGACGACCGTAGACACATCGGGCGTGTACCCTGACCATGCCGCGCCTCCGGTCAGCGGCGGAACGGCGAACATGCTAGCGACGGAGTTGTGTGGGAAGTCGACGTCGACGCCCAACGCAGTGTGCTCCACGCTGGTCGCCGTGGCGACGCAGGAGACACCCTCGCTACCGGACTCGGCGATGCGGATAGGCCAGCCAGGATCAGGGCCGACCCAGTGCGTCACGACGCAGACGTGTTGAGCTTCCTCGGCGAAGCGGAACGCAAGGAACTCTTCCGTGGGCTCGCCGTATCGGTACTCACGCGACAGGACGACGAGCCTCATGTCGGAGTCCGATGTTTGGCATTCGGCAATCTCGTTCCAAAGCGGATTCTCGACGACCTGGACGTCGCCCTCCACGTAGACTGCGGCGAGGTAGAGCCCCGGCTGTACGGCGCCAGGGACCGGCAGCGGCGAGACGACGCAGCGCGCGTCGCTTCCCGCGTCGGCGTTCCAAGTCGAGGCGATCGGCGCGGGCGTGATCGCTGGGTTCTTCGTCGGCGTCGGGGTAGGTGTCGCGGTCGGGGTTGGCGTGCTCGCGTCCGGTGTCTCGGTCGGAGTCATCGTCGGCGTTTGCGTCGGGGTCGAGGTGAACGGGCGTGTGCCGGTGGCGGTATGCGTGCGGGTCGGCGTGGTCGTGCGCGTCGGCAGCGGCGTGTCGGTCGGGTTGGCGGACTGGTAGAACACGCGCAGGCGTGGGCCGGGGGCGACGGTTGAGTTGCGCGCTCGCCACCTGAGCCGAGCCCCAAGCGGTTCTGGCTTCGCCAAAACCCCGGTCTGCCCTTGGGTATCAATGCCAACCACATGACGAAATGCCGTAGCAACAAACGGCGTTGGAGTCGGATTGACGACGAACGAACGAACCGAAACCTTGATGGCATCCTCTGGCATTTGCGCGACCCACAAGCCATCGTCACAGGTGCAACTTGTCGCAGCCGCCGAGACGCAACCGATCGGGGGATTAGACTCTGGGTCGAAAAACTTTGCGTTCAGCGTTGCACCTTCTGGGCCATAACTCGTGACAAAGTCGCTGTAAACGGCTTCGAGTTCAGCGCCAGTGACGACCGCATCGTCGGGAAGCGCTGAAGTATCCCAGGCTAATCTGGCAATGTTCGTGCCCTGCCCGGAGACGCCGCCGGCAAATGTCGTGAATGGGAAAAATAGCAGCGAATCGCACACGCTGCCGTCGTCGTTGCCGCTGTAATAAGCCGAGTCCTCGTAGTACCCAGAGCATACCGAGTACGGTGCAACGGTACAGTCGCCATCGTCGTCGCACGACCTCACCGGCGCTTCGCAATCATACCCGGCCTTGCTGGCGCAGCACACGCCCTGGGTGAGTTCCAGCACACGGAACGGCTCGGATTCGGACGCGACAAACTCCAGGAACGCCTGCGTCGACGTAGGCGTAGGGGTTGGCGTCGGCGTCGGCGTTGGCGTGACCGTCGGGGTATTCGTCGGCGTCGCTATCGGGGTATCCGTTGGCGTGAGCGTCTGGGTATTCGTAGGCGTCGCTGTCGGGGTATCCGTCGGGGTAGCCGTTGGCGTGCTTGTCGGGGTGTTGGTAGGCGTTTGCGTCGGCGTAGCCGTTGGCGTGTTGGTGGGCGTCGACGTCGGAGTCTGAGTCGGTGTGCTTGTCGGGGTGTTGGTAGGCGTTTGCGTCGGCGTCGGCGTCGGGGTGACGGTTGGGGTGCTGGTCGGCGTCGAGGTTGGCGGCGCCGGGTACGCGGAGACGCTAACCCAAGCCTCGGCGATCCAGAAGTCCGGCGCAGTGTCCGTGCCGTCGAAGCGCAACTTGAGCGCGTCGATGTCGGCGTCGGTCCATGCCGCAGAATCCGCAGGGTCGGTGTATCGCGTGATGAGCGGCAGCGTTCCGGGTGTAGTCCCATCGTGCGTGCGGTAGGTGTTGACGTCGGTCGTTGCCGACGTGGTGATCGTCGTCCCGCCGCTGTCGAGGATGATGTTTGCCGCCGAAGGTGCGGCGGTATCGGCTCGGATCAAGCTGTTGGCTTGCACCACCGTGATGGTGTCGCCAGCCGGGACTGTGATGTCCTGCAATCCCCAAGTCACAGTGGTCGAGTTGGTGTCCAACTCGCATTTCGTGCCCGTGTCGAACGGCACGTCATCGACGTCTCCGAAAGCGCCGGTGGTACACGCTCCCGAGGCTGTGCTGTTGGGTCGCAGCTCGGTGATGTACTCGCCGACGTGCGGGATGGTGTTTCCCGAGCTACCGCTGTCGTTTTGGACGATGACGTCATCGACCGCGACTTGCGCGCCGGTGCCCCAGGTGCCGGTGCTGGTTATGCAGGCACGGGCGCCAGCGGTGTCGACCATGCGCGTGGTGCCGGTCGCAAAGCTGACGCCGTTGAGGTAGCAGACTGCGGGCGCGTTGGTGCCGCCATAGTCAATCTCGATGGTGACGGTGTACTCCACGCCGGTGGAAACAGCGACCGACCCGGAGAGGGTCGGGCCACCGGATGAAGAAGACGTGCACTCGATCGTTCCGCTGGCCGTGAGGCGTGCGGACACGGTGCCCCCGAGCGCGCCGACGTGCGAGATGACCGGCGCGTTGTTGGCGCTCGGCATGGCATCGGCGCGGAAATTCGCCTGCACCCAGAGCTTCCCGGTGCTCGTCGACGTTGGCGGATTGTATATGAGCTGACCCTCCGCCGCATCGCAGTACAGCGATGCGCCGCCGGTGATCGGCGTCGACGTGTCGTAGGTCGGCGTTCCGTAACACCCGGTCGTGCCGCTGGTCAGCGTGTACTGCGAGCAGCTTTGCCCCTCAAAGCCGACGCCTTGCAGCCGCAGGCCCCACGCTGGCGAGGCGGCGAGCAGAACGAGAAACAAAATCCATGCCATAAGACTTTCCTCCGACTTAACACGCGAAACCGATGATCGGAAAATACTATGGATCACGATTAAGCATTGCTTTTTCGAGCGATTCCCAGGCGCGAGACTACGAGCCCGACGGAGATCGCATCCCACGGGCGCTTCGATCGCGGACGGGGTATTCCCTCCGCTTGCAGCGTCGCGGCGATGCCAGCCAGCGGGAGCGATGCAGCCCGCAGTTCACCGATTCTAGCGGCAGCACAAGCAAGCCCCTTGCCAACCCTTGCGCCACTGGGGCGATTGATCGGTTTGTTGCGCCACGTCTCTTTTTCCGTCCTCATCCGCTGCCGGTGGTCGCGGCAGTATACCGACCCGAGGTGGTCGCTCGACGCGCCACGAGGCGAGCACTCCCGGACTCCTGCCGGGAGAACATAGCCGCACCACACGCACCGCTGTAGCCGCCCTGGCATGGCCTAGAAGGCGCGAGCGCCGCAAATTGGGGCCACGGTATCAACCGCGCCGCATTTTCGCCCCAGGCGGGCAGGGAAGAGGCGTAAGACGGCAGTGCGCACCGCGTCGACATCAAACCCGAGGTGGCCGCATGCGTCGGCAAGGGTCACGGTGCCGACGGTCGGCGACTCGAACCATGCGCGGGCGAGGTCGTACAGCTCGCGCTCGGCTGGGTCGGTTGCTCCGGCGCAGGTGCGCAGGTCGAAAATCGCGTCCTCGATCACGGCCAGGAGCAAGGCTTGCTCGCCGGATCGGTACGCCGCGCCCTGGTCAACCTGGCATGGCAGGATGAAATCAACGCGGAGCATGCTGGAATCACTAGGCATCTTGGCCTCCTCGCGCCGCCTGTCGGCGGTCGACGCCCCCGAGCGTGATCGGACGCAGCATGCTCATACGGCTGGCGATGGCGCCGCCGTAGTGCTGTTCGATCGCGCCCAGGGGCAGGTTGGTGGTGACGACGGTCGACCGCCGGTGGCCGATCCGCTCCGACAGAATTTCGTGGAGGGTGCCGAGGACGTGTTCGGTGGCACGCCCCTCGCGGTCGGGTCCAAGGTCGTCGATCACGAGCAGTCCAACGCTCCCGAGGTCGCGGATCACCGCTGACTCGGTCTCTGTTGCGGTGGGGTTGTACGTGTCCCGAATACGCCGCAGGAGAGCCCGCGCCATCCCGAACAGAACCGAATCACCGGCAACGACGTGCTCGCGGGCGATCGCGGCGGCGAGGCGAGTCTTGCCACGGCCGTAACTGCCGTTGACGAGGAAGCCACGATCGCCAACATGCGGCTCGACCTTGTCGACCACCTCGGCAGGGAAGTCTGAAAGCCGGGCTCGAGAGTGCTCGGGAAGCACGCCGCTCGCCTTGAGCAGCCCAATGGCGTCGGCGTCGCGCTTTTCTCGCCGCGCCTGTTCGCGCAGCTCGCGACACGCCGGGCAGAGCATGTCAGCCCACGGCGTAGCGCGAGCGGTCCAGCCCACCAGCTCGGTCGGGCGTTTGCACTTCCGGCATGGCTCCGGGGTGAGCTGCGGCGCCTGGGCGACGGTGTCGTCGGCGACGATCTGGAGTCGGCTAGGCTCTGGCATCGGTAACGCTCCTGGCCTCCTGGGCCGCGAAATCGGCCGCATAGTCGGCGTCGGTGTAGTTGTCTGGCTTGCGGGTAGCTTGGCGCCTCGGGCTTGTGCCGTCGGGTGCCCGTGCCTGGCGTTGGGCCGCGAACTGCGCCGTGCGCCGCAAGTGCCGGTCGTACCCGGCGGTGACAGCAGCGCCGGTCCGCAGGTAGTCCGACGCCTCGCGGAACACGGCCACGAGATCGAGGCCCGGCCAGCCGTTGCGAAGCTGCTGGACCAGAAGGGCCGGGTCGCGGATGCGGCGAGCGTCGCCGAAAACGACGTGCTGCCGTAGCCACTCGACCGGGTCGTCGGTGGTTGGGTCATCGGGCCACGGGCCGTCGATTGCCGGCGGCGGCGCGGCGATCACGACACCGGGCAACGGGGATGGCGGATCGAGGGGGGCGGAAGCCGAAGGCAAGGGGGGGGGAGATCCCGGCGCTTTGGACGGGTGAAGTACCTCACCTCCTACTAGCTCCCCTCGGTCTTGCTCTTCTTCTTTTACGGGCGGGG